GGCGTTGTCTCTAGTTAAAGTGTTACCCTTAACCTCAAATCGTTTGTTATAACGATTCTTTAGACGTATAGCAGCGGGTGTAACACACCCTTGGAGGTCATTGCAAATAGCTTTTTCGAGTTCAACGAACATCGTAATCTCCTCAGTAACTTGTTAAATAATTAAAGTATACCGCTCAGCATTGTATCGACTAAACCTTGGATTTGGTTAGTCATTACACCATGAGTAAAGGAAGCAAAAGCCTTGATTTCAGCTGCGGAGTAGGATTCTACTCCAGCAGGAATTGAAAATTCGAGCTTAGCTAACATCACTTGCGGAATATTATTCGCAAGCGGTACGCCGCCCTTTCTAACAATAACTGAATAAGGATTTTTGGAGACATTCGAAGAAGTTAGCAAACCAGTTTGAGGATTAACGGATCCAAGCGTTTTTAACGCTTTAGGACGTTTAATCGTAACTGTAAAAGGTGACGTTGGACTGTGTAATGAAACACCAGTTTGAGTACCACCTAAGGCTGTCACAGCATACTGCACCGAATAAATATCCGGTGCTACATCCTTTTTAAGGGTGTATGTAGGAGTTGTTAAGCCTGTTATGGCTGCGCCAGAGATTATCTGACCATCTGATAGACTAATAGACATATTGTTACCTTTAACGGTGATGAGATGAAAATAAAATACCAGCCAGATAAGAAAGTTGTCGCATACCTGCGGTTACTTCAAACATATCTGGAGGCGGTTTAAGCAATCCATACTCATTAGCAGTGGAACTAATAGTTCTTACTAATTTTGTATATTCAAGCTTTCCACTCCCTGCAGTACTATTATTTAAGTAGTAAATTGATCCACTATTGCTCCATTTAGGAGCCCAGTAGACGCAAGTTTCTGCTTTAATTTTTGTTCTGAGTGAGTAAACAACCGTTCCGGATGGAACGTTACTTGGTGGAAAAAGAAAAGTTATTGCATCTCCTATATGAAAAAAGTAATCTATACACCACGAAAATGGAACGCAGTTCCATAACGATTGTATAATATCACCAGTTTCATTTAACATTAGGAAATGTAATATCTCATTCACTAACGAAAGACCATGATCATTGTTAACATTGAACATCGTTTTACCGAGTATCGTTGTATGACAAGATAATTCACTAGAACCATACCATACGCCACTAGCAGGACTATTTACAAAGCCTGTTGATGGTACATATGACTGGGTGTAAACTTGGTCGGTAGAGCATTGGCTTCCTGATCGAACAATATCATGCTGAGGGTTTAACCTATGCAAAATTTGTTTGATATCGGAAAGACCGGGACGTACGGCGAAATTAAATTCGACCCATAGCCCGCCTAAATCACCTTCCCGCTTAACAACTAACTTAATTATCTTTTCGATAAAAGAAGTAAAGATGCCAAGGGTACCCAACCAAATAGACTTTAAAGATATAATCTCATTGACATATTCCGCGAAGCAAATTTGAGGATCAGCTAGATCAACAAATCTGTTATACGTATTGTTGTAAGACTCACTTATTAGTTTAGATGGTACAGATGGAACAAGAATTGACGTGTTCCAACCGGGCAGTATACCTTTACATTGAGCAAAGCCTTTGTAAGGCACACCAGGTTTTTCATAACGAGCACCAGCATCCATGAACTTATATTTTATATGAGTACCTGAATATGGTGAAACAACAATCTGTCCAGCAGTACCCCAAAGTGCATTATTTTGACCCACAGTTAAGTGCTGTTGGTACTGCCAGCTTCCGCCGGAAGGAAACCAAACAGGACTTGAACCTGAGATCCATGTTGCATATTTAGAGTCTTGCTTGACAGTTGCTAAAACGTTTTTACTCATTAGAGATTAACCAAAGATAGATCAAAGTAGCCCTAATTATTTAGGGGACTTACAAATGTAAGCACTTAGGTTGACTGTTAAATCAACGATATAATGTTGATCAAACATAATACCACGATTGCTCGCGTTTGACAGACCGGCGAAAGCC